CCAATGACCCACACCGACCCAGTCCCCAGCGGCCACGACCTCGTCTCGTGGTGAGGCGTCGGGCGGGAGGCCGAGCATCGCGAGGACCTTCGTGGTTCTGACCTGCTCGTCGGCCCAGTCGAGGAAGGCGCGGATGCTGCTCCCGGTCTCGATCAGGGCGAGATCTCGGGTGGGCTGGGGGGCGCAGGGGCTCCAGTCGTCGGTCTCGACGTCCTCGGGCTGCCAGGCGGCGTGCCAGAGGTGTGTGACGGGGTCTTGGTGGAGCGTGATCCTCCATCCTTGGTGGGTGAGTGTCTCGGTGGTGGTCATGGCCTGGTCCTTTCGTGGTGGGCCCCGGTGGGCCCCGGGGACAGGGTACGCCTGGGAGGGGTTGCGTGCGGGTTGGTGGTGATGTCGTCACGCGATCGCAAACCTTCACTGTGAGCGGCAGCTGCGCCACTAAGCGTGGAAACGTGAGCCCGGGCTGGTGCTCGGGCCTCGGGGCCATACCTACTTACGGCGCGCCGGCCTCGGGCTGGTGCTCGGGCTGGTGCTCGGGCTGGGCCTCGGGCTGGTCGTCGAGGTCGTCGAGGTCCGGCCTCGGGCTGGTGCTCGGGCTGGTCGTCGGAGGTCCGGCCTTCGGGCTGGGCCTCGGGCTCGGGGCTCACGTTCCGCGGTCGACCACCACTCTCGGCGCTCGAGCTCCCACCGTCCGTGAACCCTTGCGCTCGCAATAGCTGCTCAGTGCAAAGGTCGAGCCGGCGGCCCCCGGGCCCCGGGGCCTGAAGCGCCGCCACCACCGCCACCACCGGGAGGTGTTGTCGTTTGGAAAGGGTTGCGGATAGATTCATGGGTGGTGGGGGACCACCCCCGCCACGATGGGAGAGGAACCGAGATGGCAACCTCAAGGAAGATCACAGTGTGGAGCCCGAAGGGGGGGGTGGGCACCAGCACCGTTGCGGCCGCGATCGCCCTGATCGCCGCCGAATCGGCCGGTGTCTGCCTCGTCGATCGCGGTGGTGGTGACATCGCCCCGATCCTGGGCATGTCGATCGCCCCGGGCGGCGAGGCCACCGCCGGCCGCCTGGTCGTGCTTGACCGCCAGCCTGGCGAGCCCTGCTCACCAACGACGCCGACCCGCACGTTCGACGTCGTCGTCGTCGACAACGGGACACGTCCGCCGGCCGACACCAACTCGTTCAGTGTGTGCGTGCTCCGGGCCGACTACCTCGCCCTGCGCCGGCTGGTCACCTCGGGTGGGCGCGTCGATCGCCTCGTGCTCGTGCTGGAGGAAGGTCGGGCGCTGCAACCGCGCGACGTCGCCGCCTGCCTCGGCCACGAGCCGATCGTCATTCCGTACGACGTCGCCGTCGCCCGCTCGGTCGACGCTGGACTGTTCGCCACGCGCCTGCCGGATGCGGTGCGGCGCTCACTGAGGAAGGTGACGACATGACCCGCTCGTCATTCGATGTCTGCACGGACTGCTACTTCGCCCACCACTACGGCGCCCGCCTCGTCGATGGGCGCTGGTACTCCGGCGACCAGGACAACATCCCCGCCGATTGCGAGCCCCTCACCTTGCTGGCCGGCATCGACGTCGAGGATGACGTCGATGCTGAGACGGACGAGGGCTACACCACGTTCACCCGGGCCGCCTGCGAGGGGTGCGGCTCCAACCTCGGCGGCGCCCGGTGGCGCCTGACCGCGACGAGAGAGGACACCAGCATGGACACCAGCACGCTCCCCGCACCGGAACAGCCCTGGCCCCGGAGCCATGACGACGTGATCGACGGCCCGCTCACCCTCGGTGAGTTCCGCCGCCTCACCGCGATGCTCCCCGACACGACGCAGGTCGTGGTCGAGGACCACGACGGGTCGTGGTTCCTGAACGTCGACCGCCTCACGCACCCCGACGAGGACGGCACCTTCGCCCTCACCCTCGGCACCGCCGACACCTTTGACACCCGCCAGTTCTGAAAGGACCAGCCATGACCAGCAGCCTTGCAACAATCCAGCACCGGGAGGTGCTGCACGCCTGGGCGACGATCGGCCCGAAGGCATCGGCCAGCGACCTTGTCGCCGCCGCGATCGCCACGCTCGGCATCCCCGCCGGCACCATCGACGACGACCGCGTCGAACGGTTGGCCGAGCAACTCTGGCACCTACAGATGGACGGCCAGGACCATGTCGCCTGGATGGTCGACGAGTTGACCCTCGCCGAGCGCGAAGGGAGGGCATCGTGATCCGCAACTACGTCATCGTGGTGCAAGTCGAGGTCGAGGCCGGCGACGAGGACGCGCTTCTCGCCGCGCTCGCGGACCTAGAGGCCGACATCGCCGCGCAAGCGTGCGAGCCGCCGAAGCACTCCGAGCATGACTGGAGACTGCTGCACATAGCGACGCACCACGCTCGGCCGTTGAAGCACCACCACCACCCCTCCGAAGGGAGCGAATCGTGAGCGACCGAATCACGCCACGTCAGGTCGAGCAGGTTCTCGGCCACGTCATCGCGCTCGCCGACGAACTCGGCATCGAACACGGGCGCCTCGTCATCGAGCGAGGCTCGCCCACCTATGGCCGAGCATGGAGGCTGTTCGAGCACCGCGACGAATCGGGCGGGCTGTACGCCCCGTTCGGCGGCCATCTCTCCGACTACCTCGGCGCCTCGGCCCGCGAGGCGTACGTCACCCTGCACCACTACCGGATGGCCCTCGCGGCCGCCGTGTACGGCCGGAAGGGGGAACAGTGAGCAACCTCAAGTACCGCAAGGTGCGAGGCAACCGCGTGAACGCCACCGCCCGCGACCTGGAGGCGATCCTGCGGCGATGGGGGTTCGTCGTCTCCGGCGCGAGTGGCGGACACTGGCAGTACCAGCACCCCGATCACGCCGGCACCGTGACGCTGCGGGCGCCTGGCCGCCCGAGCGAGGAAGTGATCTTCACCACCGTTGAGCAGGCCGCCGCGATCCTCGGCCTCGGCCCGCTGGAGTTCCTGAACGGGACACCACCGGCCGAGACCGAGCGTCGCCGCCGGGCCGCAGCCGTTGAAGCACCACCACCACCACCACCACCACCCCAGGAGGAGCCCGTCATGCCCGCCGCCGCTGAGTTCGCACGTCCCGCCAAGCTGCCCCGTTGGGGTTCCGGCCCGGGCGCACCCCGTCTGGAGCGCCTGCTGGCGTGGGCGGAGGCGCACGGTGAACCGTTCACCTTGGACGACATCTGCGTGGCGCTCGACATGGCCGCCGATCGCCAGGCTGTGAGTGCGGCGCTGCGCAAGGCCGCCATGCACCCGGAGTGGTCGGGGCTGGTCGTGCTGGAGGCCGGCGCTGGGCGCAAGCATCCGCCGACGTACGGCTACGACGCCTCGCTCATCACGAAGCCCCCGCCCGAGACACGCCGATCGCCCGCGAAGCCGGCGCCGCCCGAGCCCGAGCCTCCGCGGGTGTCGCCGCCGATCGTCCCGGCAGACGAGAGCGTGTTCGAGCCGAACATCATCACCTACCCGCTGCCGACCCGGACCACCGAGACCGTCGAACGGTTCGGCCGCACGGTGATCGTGGTTGTCGGGCGCAACGAGGCCGGCGAGCAGATCGCCGTGCTCGGGTCCGGCCAAGTCGTGCGGCTCGTGCCGCTGTGAGAGGAGAGACCATGACGCACATCGTCACGATGCCGCCCACCCTGCCCGAGCTCGGGGTCCATGTGCTCGACTGGCGCCTGTACCCAGGGCGTCAGGGTGAGCATCCGGTCCTTGGCTGGGTGCTGGCGAAGATGATCGACCGGGCCGAGTGGGTGACCTGGCGGATCGCCTGGACCGGCGGAGAATGGGACGCCTTCGAGGGCAACTACTTCCGCGCCGATGACCCGGGGACGGCGGAAGATGCCGCCCGCACCGACTTCGGCCGGCGCACCCACCGGGAGGGATGGGCATGAGCGGCTACATCACCCCTTGGATCACCTTCGACCCGCTGACGTGGGCGATCGTGGGCATCGCCTGCGTGTGCGCCTTCGTCCAGTGGGTGTACCGCAAGGCGAGGCGGCGATGATCGAGCCCGACCTGGACGCGATCGCCGTCATGAGCGCCCGTGCGATCGAGTCGATCCGCTACGCCGTCAGCCACCACCGGGCCCGCCTCGCCGAGCTCGACGACGACAGCATCATCCGCCCCTGCCCGCCGCCCGTGCGGTTCGTCTCGCTGCGCCAGCCACCACCGCCGCAGCTCGACGACGCCCCCGGCTGGCGGGCGTGGTGGCATCGCGGGTGATCGCCCGCACCCTGAGTACCCCCTCGCATTTCGTCATGACGGAAAGGACGCATCATGGGCCAGATCGTCGGCTACACACGGGTCTCGCTCGACACGCAGGCCGAGCACGGTGAAGGGCTGGAGATACAGCAGGCGGCGATCGAGGCGTGGGCCGCGGCCAAGGGCCGGCGGATCGCCCGCTGGTACACCGAGGCGGTGTCGGGGCGGGCCGATCTGTCTGCCCGCTACGAGCTCGGCAACGCGATCAACGACCTGGAGCCTGGCGACACGCTCGTCGTCGCCCGGCTTGACCGCCTCGCCCGCGACCTGATCGCACAGGAGACGCTGCTCGGGCAGGTGTGGACGAAGGGGGCGAAGGTCGTCTCGTGCGTGGAGTCGGAGGCGATCGTGCTCCAGATCGACGACCCGAAAGACCCTTCGCGCAAGCTGATCCGCCAGGTACTCGGCGCCGTCAACGAGTACGAGCGGGCGATCATCCGCCTGCGCCTGGATGCCGGGCGCAAGCGCAAGCGGGAGCGGGAAGGCTGGGACACCGGTTCGACGCCGATCGAGCGGGTGTACGTCCCGAAAGAGCACATGGCCTACCTCACTGTCGAGGGCCTGGAGATGTACGACTTCGTGATCCAGGCGCGCGACGAGGGCAAGACGTGGCGGGCGATCCAGGTCGAGTTCACCGAGCGGTTCCGCCCGTTCGGGCTGGGCAGCCTGTACCGGCTGCACAAGCGGGCGGTCGCCCACCGCGAGCGCGAGGCGCGCAAGGCGCAGGCCGGCTAGCCCCGCCAGTTCGCCGCGTCGTCGACGATCTCGTCCCACACGTCGGGCCGGTTGGCTCGCACCCATCGGGCGGCCAGCGTGTTCCGCCGCTTCACCCGGGCGCCGATGACGGCGGCCTTCTGCGGGTCACGGGCGGCCTTCTCCCTCGCCTTGCGGCACGCCGAGCACCGGATCGGGGTCGGGCCCGAGCGCCCGGCGGTCCCGGTCGCTCCGCACTCCCGGCATGTCCATCGTCTCTCCAGCATCTTCGTCCTCCATGACTTCGAGCACCGCCGTCAAGTCGACGACGATGTACGCCCCCGAGGGGAGCATGATCTTCGCTCGCCGCCCACCACCACGGGTGCGCTTCGAGCCGGGCCAGTAGAACAGGCGGCCTGATCGGCCGTCTGCGAGTCGGACGATGCGGCGGTTCTTCGCCGCCCGGCACATGAGGGTGTCAGCGTCGGGTTCGCTCACGGCCACCACTCCCCGTGCTCGTCACGCCATGTCCCACGCTCCCGCCGCCGGGCATCCCGAATCGCGTCGACGCACGCGGCGACGCAGAGCAGGGTGAAGGCGCCGATCAGGAGCCAGGTCACCACTTCACCGCCCGACGTCGAGGCGGGGTGAGGGCCCGCATCCGCATCCGCTGGGCGTACGTCTTGCCTCCGGCGATCCCCATGTACGCGGGGTCGGGGTCCTCGCCGAGCGCCCAGGCCAGGCACTCCGATCGCACCTCGCAGCGGGCGCACAGGGCCAGCCCGGGGCGGGCCCACCGCTCGTCGTGGATGCGGTTCGACAGCGTCTGGTTGAACATCAGGTCGGTGTGGCCGTAGCACTCGGCCTTGTCCATCCATTCGAGAGGCTCGATCATCAGCGCGCTCACAGCTCCTCCAAGGTCACGATCACCTCGGGCCGGCCGGTGTGGAATGTTGCGTCCGCAACGACGACGTGCTTGCTGTCGTCATCCTCGAACACCCCGGCGTCCACCATGCCGTCGATCGCCCACTTCGTAGTCCGTATCCAGTTCATTCCGTCGCGGCGCACGAGCAGCGACTTCACCGGGTACGAGAACGAGACCAGCCAGCGGCCGTCGAGGGTGGTGCGGCCCTGCCGGCTGGCGAGGCACGACCAGTACGCCGCCTCGCGCCACGCCTTCTTGTGCTGCGCCTCGGCGCGCCAGTGGAGCCGCTTGTTCAGCGTGATCGCCGGCCCGGGGGGCTGAATGTGGATCACCTCAGAACGGGTCATCGCGCTGGCGGTCCTGCTCGTCAGCCTGGGCGTCGTCGATCGTGACCTTCTCCTGGTCGGAGATCATCGCGTCGATCACCTTGCTCGCCTCGGCCTTCGTCAGATCGTTGAACGAGGTGATGTCCCGGTCGATCACCGCCCGGGCGTAGACGAGGCGCTGCTCTCGGTCGAGCCCGAGCGAGTTGGCGATCGCCATGACCTGCTTGCGCTGCGACGCGGTGAGCATCGTCGGGTTGTTGGCAACGGCGGTCGCCGTCATCTCCGGCTCAGGGATGCCGAGGTTCTTCTGCGCGTGGTACTCGTTCGTGGCGTCGATGAACGCAGACTCCGCCACGCCGAACCACGCCTTGTCCTCGCGCATGGCGTTGGCGGAGAGGTGCTTGCCGTGCTCCGCAGCGACCGCCTTCATGGCGTCGGCGACGACCGTGCCCGACCACTCCTTCATGGCCTGGATCAGTTCGTCGGCGTGGTCGGGCTTGTGCTGAGACTCGGGCTGGTGGTGGCGCTCGAAGCCGCCGCCGCTGTCGCCGTCCGGCATCCCCTCCGACTTCGACCAGAGCGAGGTGGCGATGCCGAACCGCATCGCCCCGTTGCGGAGCAGGTCGCCGATGAGTTCCTTCTCGGGCTCGCCCTTGTTCGCCTGGCAGGTGCCGACACACATGCGGGTCACCCCGCACACGGTCAGGAAGCCCCACAGGACGGCACGCTGGCCGACGATCTGGATGCGGGGCCCGCCGGTCTCCGGGTCGTACGCCGCCGGGCGCCACTCCCACGCCGGGTCGACGTCGATGAGCATGAGGGTCACGTCGGCGTGCCCGACGTAGTCGAGCAGGGTGTTGCCCTTCGGAATCTTCGACACCATCGAGTCGGGCGGCTGGGCCCACCGATGCGGGACGGCGGCGAGCGTCTCCCGGTCGGGGACGGGCCAGGTGTAGGTGGTGCTGGCGTTGCCGGTGACGACGGCACCGGCCTGGGTGGTGCTCATGCGTGACCCTCCTCGACGATGGTGACCGTGTAGCGGTCGCCGATGGTGAACTTCCACTCGTCCGGGTCGATGCCGACGTTGCGGAGCCCGGAGATGCGCCACGAGGCGGACGGTGCCGACGCCTGCGGCAGCACCTCCAGCGCGACCGTGAGCGGGATGGCTGCGAACCGCTCGCCCGTGTCCGGGTCGACCACGTCGCAGGCAAGGCGCTGGAGCAGGTCCCGCCCGGACCACGTCGTCGAGCCGCCCGACTTGCGGCGGTGGAGCAGGCCGACGTCGGTCATGGTGCGCGAGTCCGGCATCATGCCGGCGCACGCGTCCTCGGCGGAGCGGTCGAGCACGGCGATGTCGTCGACGATCGGCCGGAGGAAGGCGCTCTTGATGAGGCGGATGCCGCGCAGCAGGTACGCGATCTGCTCCAGGTCGCCCTTCGCGATGGCGTCGTGGATGGCGGTGTCGGCGGTGAGCAGCGCGGTGCGGATCGGCTCGGCCGCGGCGGTGAGGGCGGAGCGCATCGAGGCGAGAGTCGGTGCGTTGGTCGCCGCCTCGACGTCGAGCTCGACGAGCTCGGGCAGGTTGTCGCTCATCGGTCCAGCATCCAGACGTAGAAGTCCAGCATGAGGCGATCCGGGTCCATCAGCAGCGTTGGGGCCCACAACTGCTCGACGGGAGGCTGCTGGGGGCGCCGGGCCCACAGCTCAGGGGTGATCTTCTTCTCCATCATGCCCCCATCATACCATCTACCCCTTCGGGGGTTGGTAGGGTCGAGCCATGCACCCCGACGAGATGCTCACCGATCCGCCGGCCGCGGCCCGGGTGCTCGCCTCCTACCGGGGCAAGCTGGCATTCGACATCGGCGCCCACCGTGGCGAGGCGGCCCGTGTCATCGCCCCGCACTTCGAGCAGGTCGTGGCCGTCGAGCCGTGGCAGGACAACTGGGAGCACCTGGAGGCGGTCGAAGGGAACGTCGTCATCGAGAAGGTGGCGTGCTCGCGCTACGCCGGCTACGTCAGCCTCGCCGTCAACTCGGACCACATCGAGGCCGGCCATCTCACCTCCGCCCACATGGGCACGAACGACGCCGACTGGGCGGCCAGCATGGGCTGGGGCACCTACACGGGGGAGGTGGTCGTGCCGGCCGTCACCGTCGACGACCTGGCGACGCGCTACGGGGTGCCGAACCTCATCAAGTGCGACGTCGAGGGGCACGAGGTCGACGTGTTCGCGGGGGCTCAGGCCACCATCTCGGAGCGGCCGAACCTGTACATCGAGGTGCATCACGCCAGCCTCGGCGACATCCTGATGGACATGCTCCGCCCCGTGTACGGGCGCAGCATCGAGCGCATCGTCCACCCGTTCTACCGGGTGGATTCATGGCACTGGTCGAACCACTACTTCCTCGTCACGCGTCCGGTCGGCTGACGATCGAGGCGGTCCCCTTGTCCCCGAAGGGCATGGAGATGATCGAGGTGAGGATCGACAGCAGCGCGCCGCCAGCGGCGACGGCAGCGGTGTCGCCCCAGTCGACGGTGCCGATGTCGAGCACGCCGTCGACGACGCCCCAGGTGAGCATCACGGCCTGCACGGCGGTCTTGAAGGCGCGCTCCAAGGCGTCGGACCAGAACTTCCAGGTGAACAGCATCACTTCCCCTTCTTCTTCGACGGCGCGTAGCGGGTCCCACCGTGGGGGGCGGGGTTGCCCTTGACGACCGGCTTCGGCTTCGGGTTCTTCGGCATGGCTACTGCCCCTTGTTGAACTCCCCGATCGAGCCGGGGGCGTTGAGCGGATAGTGGAAGTCGATCGACACGGCGTGGACGGTGTCGGCAAACGTGTCGGTGGCGGCCTTGCGGTACACCCGGCCGAGCAGCACCGCGCTGATCCCCATGTTCGTGATCGTGATGTCGCCCATCGGGGTGAGCAGGTGGGCGTACTGCTTGTTCGTCGTGAACGTGTACGTCCCCTCGGTCTGCGTGGTCGCCCCGAACGAGGAGGTGCCGTCGAGCGACGGGTTCGCCCAGGTGTACTCGATGCCCCATATCACCGTGCCGGTGGCGGTGGTGGTGGTCGGCGACCAGTGGATGTGGGGCTTGAGCGCGTACGCCGAGGTGAACTGGTGGAACGAGTGCGGGAGCTGCACGTCGAACCAGCAGGACTGCTCGACGGTGGCGGAGAACTCCAAGGCCCGGACCCCGTTGCGGAACGTGGTCACCGACGCCGGGTTGCCGCCGCCGAGGTTGGTGGTGGAGGCGTCGACGCGCAGGTCGTCCCACATCACGTCGGTCGTGGAGGCGACGACGAACGTCCTCACAGCGGGTGACGCTCCTCGATCATGTGGATGATCTGGTCGTGCTCGACGACGTTCTGGCGGAGGGCGGTGTCGATGCGGGTGAACCGCTCGGCCAGGCCGGCGCTGTCGTCCATGCCGACCGGCAGGTCATCCCATCGCCGCCGCCATTCGACGAGTTCGAGCACCGCGTCGTAGAGGGCCGGCGAGCCGGCGGCCTTGCGGTGGCGGTGGTTGACGGCGTCACTGATCTCGTCGAGGGTCTTGCGGTGCTTGCGGCTGTTCCAGTACCCGAGCCACGTCGGGGCGACGATCGCCGTGATGACGGCCACCCACACCGCGGCCAGGCTGTCGGCGCTCACCGCGCACCCCGAAAGGGCCGGCGGGTCAGCATGAAGCCGACCCACAGGGCGAACGCGAGCGCGCCGAGCCCCCACCCGACGAGGAAGGCGGCGAACACCTCGAAGGTGACCCAGGCCGCGGGGATCACGCCGGGACGATCTCCGGCGCCGGGCAGGTCGCAGGGTCGAGTTCGATCGGAGTGCCGCCGGGGCCGTACTTGGCGATGCCGAGGAACACCATCAGGTCGATCTCCGCCTGGTCGCGGGCCCATCGCCAGCCGACCGGGCTGTAGAAGATGAGGCCGGGCAGGCCCTTCCAGAAGGCGACGATGGACATGGGCTCTCCGTCCGTGTTGGGGGTGGGCGGCGGGAGCGTGCCGCTGCCGTAGGGGGTGTTGATCTCGTTCCAGCGGGCGAGCACCATCGAGCCGGGGCAGGAGGTGGCGGCCCCGGGCATCGACAGGTGCGGCGTGGTGCGGGCGTTGTCGGCCAGCCGGGATGTGCCCCTGAGGTGGATGTCGCGCAGCCAGCGCAGCGCCTCCACCTGGGAGTCGCGCATCGACTGGCCGACGCCGAGCACGAGCAGCACCCCGTAGGCGAGGTGGTTCTCGCCTTCGCTGTGCGCCGCCTGGTAGGTGCCGGCGTACTCCCACACCTCGGGCCGGTCGGTGGGCGGGATGCAGTAGTTGTACTCGAACGACTTGCCGGCGTTGAAGGCGTACGTCTGGAGCGTGGTGAGGAACTTGGGCATGTCCGTCGTCGACGGGTAGGTGATCTTGTTGCCCGTGTAGTGGACGGTGAGCGTCGGCCGGTCGGGCGCGAGCAGCGGGCGGGGGGTGCCGTTGTTGCGGATCGGCTGTCCGAGCCCGGAGGCGGCGCGTGGGTAGAAGATCACGTCCATCAGTTCGGCCCGATGTAGGCGATGTTCATGCGGGCGTTGACGTTCCGGGCCGAGCCGGCGCCGTGGTAGGTGCGGAACACATACTGCTCGGAGGCGGTGCAGGGCTGCGTGATCGAGATGCTGAGGGCCTGCGAGGCGTAGGCGGCGCCCGCACCGTTGCGCCACTCCTCCCCGGTCGAGTAGTTCTGGATGATCGCCATAGCCGAGGTCGTGTCCGTCTCGTACTTCACGAGCAGCGTGAACGTGTAGGTGCCGGTCTCCGGGCAGATGAACGTGCCGCCCGAGCCCCACCCCATCGGGTCGGAGTCCTCGTTGTCGTAGACGATCGCCGCGGCGTCGGCGTTGTTGACCGACTGGTAGGTGTTCGCCCGCCGCCAGGTGCCGGTGCGCCCGCCCGTGATCTTCACCCGGCTCACCTGGCCGTCGCCGATCTTGGCGGCCGTCACCGCCGAAGTGGCGAGCTCGGTGGTGCCGACGCCGCCCGTGACGATGTGCCCCGAGTTGACCGAGTCGGCCGCGATCTTGACGTCGGTCACAGCGCCTGTCGCGAGCTCGCTGGTGCCAACTTCGCCGGCCGCGATCTTGGCAGCGGTCACCGAGTTGTCGGCGAGCTCGCTGGTGCCGACCGCGCCGGCCACGATCTCGGCCGAGCCGACCGCGTCGGTGGCGATCTGCGAGGCGCCGACCGAGTTGGCCGCCAACTGCGTCGAGCCGATCTCGCCTGTGCCGATCGAGGAGCCGGAGATGGCGCCCACCTGGAGGGTGTCGGCGATGATGACGAGGGAGGTGCCGTCGACGTTGACGCTGAGGGCGGCGCCGCCTCCACCGGACAGGCCGTTGCCCGCGACCGCCGTGGCGATCTTGGCGGCGGTGACCCCGGCGTTCTTCAACTGGAGGGTGTCGGTGGCGATCTCGATGCCGACGTTGTCGACGTTCACCGACAGCGCCGTGCCGCCGCCGCCTGCGAGCCCGTCGCCCGCGACCGCGGCGGCGATCTTCGCAGCGGTCACCGCGTTGTCGGCGATCTCGATGGAGCCCACGGCGCCGGAGGCGATCTCGGCGGAGCCGACTGCGTCAGTGGCGATCTTCGCTGAGGTGACCGCGTCGTCGGCGATGCCGCCCGTGCCCAGTTGGGCCCAGTTCATCTTCCCGCCGACCGAGGTGTTGACGACCAGGGGCAGGCCGTTGGTGCCGATGCCGAGCCGCTGGAAGTCGGTCGAGGAGTGGGTGAGCAGGTCGCCTTCGGAGGTGATCTTCGACAGCGCGGCGTTCGGCTCGGCGACGTCGGGGCTGGCGATGACCGGGTAGATGGTGGCGCCGCCCGAGTGCGACGCGGCGCTCGTGCCGTCGACGCCACGCTTCGCAGTCGAGGCGAGCGAGATGGTGGTGCCCGAGCGGGTGCAGAGAATCTTCTCCTCGGTGGCGGTGCCCGGGTCGATGACCGCGTAGAACTCGTTGCCGGTCGGCCAGCCGGTCGCGTCGGCGATCGTGATGGACAGCGACGTGCCCGTGATCGCGCCTGTGATCGTGGTCGAGACCGGCGACCCGGCGTATGCCCGCTGTGCGATCGTCATGGCTGCTCCCCTACGCGGTGATGGTTCTCATCGACACCGTGGCGGTGCCGTCCCACACCCGGCTGATGTCTCGGTTGTTGTCCGGCGTCCAGAGCACGTCCTCGACCAGCACATCGTAGGTGCCGCTCACGTCCTGGTAGGTGACGATCCTCGGGTTCGTGACGAGGCTGCGGAGCTGGATGAGCTCCTGGGTGACGTCGCAGTACCGCTCCTCCTCGTTGACGATGAGGCGGCTGTGGAGGAGCACGGGGACGATGACGACCTGCGACCGGGCGGGGGCGACGAAGGTGCGGACGTTCCAGCGGAGCAGCGTCGGCCCGGTGGTGGCGTCGGTGGTGTCGCGGTTGAGGGTGAAGCGGAAGCCGGCCTGGTAACACGAGGTCTGCGTGTTCACGGTGAACTCGTGGAGGGTGCCGCCGGGGAGCAGCGCCTCGCCGGTCCCTTGGTACGCCGCTTCGTCGAGGCTGATCTCGGTGTCGACGGTGCCTTCGAGGGGCGCCGTGCGGACGTCCAACTTGGCGATGACCTTCGTATCGGGGATGCCGAACGAGAACTTGCCGGTCTCCAGCGTGCCGGAGGCGACCTTGTTGGTCCCCTGGACGTAGTACCCGACGCCCGCGATCGAGAAGAACGGCTTGCCGTTGATGATCTCGATGTCCCAGGTGTCGGCGGTCTGGCCGTTCACCATCAGGTCCGTCGCGTAGGCGGGGGCGTTGGCGGTGGTGAACACGGCCAGGTCCATGCGCCCGAGCCCAGAGGAGCCGTCGTAGTTGGGCCAGCCGAACCAGACGTACCTCTCGTTCGCCCCGAAGCAGCGGACGTTCTGCGAGCCGGTGGACACGAGCGGGCCGATGACGAGGTTGCCGTTGTCGTCGGAGGTGCAGAACCGGGCGCCCTTCGAGGTGCCGAGGAGCAGGAAGCCGAGGTACGAGTCGATGGTGCGCAGCGTCTCGGAGGCCGGGAGTTCGCCGGCCACGGTGGGGGCGCCGAGCGAGGTGGCGTCGTCGGTGATGGTGATGCGGTAGACGATGCCGTTGCTGGCCGCCGCGTAGATGTGCTGGGGGCCGGCGGCGACACCGATCCACGAGCCGACGTTGAGGGTTCGCAGCGGGGTGGGGGCCGCGCCGGCGGCGATGATGTTGTAGAGGCTCGCCGAGTTCCACGCCATCAGCCGGTTCTTCACGAAGCCGACACCGTCCATCGGGTCGGTGCAGTAGGCGGACAGCGCCGAGCCGGAGTCGGTCACCTTGTAGGTGTCGGACGCCGAGGTGTAGGCGACGTGCAGGGTGTCGTTGGCGGCGGCGATGCCGGTGATCGTGCCGGCGTACCCGCCTGTGCAGGTCGTCCACGAGCCGCCCGAGGTGAGGTCGGCGCCGAGGCTGGCGAACTTGACCGTCTGGCCGTAGGCGATCCACACCCGGTTCACGGTCTGCGCGATGAACGGCTTGGATTCGCCGGTCGCCTGGACGGACACCGCCTCGTTGAGCAACGTCGCCCCGCCCTTGTTCCAGACGTCGATCCCCTTCGACTTCCAGTACCGGCCGGGCTGGGTCTCGGCGTCGTCGGCCCACTCCTGGCCGGCGCCGAGGTGCCAGTCGGTCTGCGAGCGCCGCCAGAGACCCTGCGGGCTGATCGTCGCCTCGCCCGGCAGGCCGCCCTGGTCGGTCGAGGCACGGATGCGCTCCTCGAAGCCGCGCCGGAACTGGTCGGAGGCGAGGTCGATCATGTACCCGTGGCCGTTGATGGCGACCGGCCATCCTTCGGGGACGGCGGTCGTGGTGCCCGTGCCGGTGTAGAACGGGTCGGGGTCCCTGAACGGGTCGGTGATCGTGGTCAGGCCACGGGCGGTGGTCACTTCCGCAACCTCGTCGGGTACATGCGCTGGAGGCGGGCCTGCTCGGCCTGGATGCGCTGGGCCCGGCGGGCGGCCAGCCCCTTCCAGGCGTTGCCCATCCCGCCGGACTGCACCTCTTGGGCACGCCGGGTGTCGCCTTGGGACTCGATGAAGTTGCGCTTGGCCTCACGGGCGAGGAGGGCGAGGAGCTGCACGCCGATCTCGATGATGTCGGTCGCCGTCGAAGGAAGGCCGCCGTTCGTGGTGAGGTCCTGACTCTCCGTGGTGAGCGGGGTGAACGGGGCCCGGTAGGTGATCCGCATGTCGGCGGCCCGGATGCCCTCGTCGAACGTGAGGGCGTAGCCGGAAGGGAAGTCGGTCGGGTCCTGGTTGCGGATCAGCCGCCAGTGGCGGACCACCGGCCAGGTGTCGGCGGTGTAGCGCCAGGTGACGTCCTGCACGGCGAGGCAGTCGGTGACGCCGGTCAAGTCGATCGCCCGGTCCGAGCCGTTGTAGGCGACGTCGAGCGACTTCATCTGGAACAGCCCGTTGTCGGGTGCGCTCAGGTCGGACAGTTCGGCGTTGACGTAGTCGAACAGCATCGCCCGCGGGAAGCGGGGGTTGACGACCACCGGGGCGTTCGTGGCGTGGGCGGCCGGCGTCGTCCCGTCGAAGCCGCGCTCGACAGTGGCGAGCGTGCCCGACGTCGACAGGACGTACATCTGCTCGGCGTCGATCTCGATGGTGGCGCCCGGGCGGATGCCGCGGAGTTCGTAGTTGGTTCCGACCACGACGTCGTCGGCGTCGAGTGAGCCGAGGAGTTGGTTGCGCTCCTCGATGATCCCGGCGAGCAGCGCACGCCTCGCCCGGGTGATGACGGTGGCGGCGGTGGTCATGGGCTCGTCCTCTCGGGCAGGATCATCCGAGCGTCATCGTAGGTGCCGGCCACGAGCATCCCCGCGTCATGCAGGACCCGCTTCACGTCGGCGGTGTGCCAGTACTCGGTGCCCGGGGTGAACTCGATGTGATGGGGGCCGATGTCGGCGACGACCGGGCGCTCGACGGCGATCGGGAACAGGGCCTCCAGGCGGTACTGCATCGTGCCGGGCCCGTCGTACGGCTCGCCGTCGCCGATGACTGCCACGATCTGATGGGCGGTGCGGGTCCAGGTGTATCGCTCCCGGGCCTCCATGCTCGCCAGCCATGCGCTCGCCTGGTGGCCGGTGTAGTCGGCGTACACCTGACGCATCGCCTCGATGGCCTCGTCGAGCCGGGGCTCCCACCAGTCGCCGGCCTCGCCGAACAGCCCGTACTTGGTGGCGGGCTCCAGGTCGCAGCCGACGACGGCGGACGCCAGGTTGGCGAACTGGGTGTGGCCGCCGCACGCCGACATGATCGTCGGGCAGCCTTGAGCGATCGCCTGGAGGGGCATCATCCCGAAGCCTTCACCGCGCGACAGCCCGACGTAGGCGTGGGCCTTGGCGTACAGCGCCACCTCGTCGTCGGCGGACAGGTAGCCGGTGAGCACCTCGATGCGCTCGTCGCCGCCTGTGCCCTTGAACCACTCCATCGGCTTCGGCATCTTGAGCACGAGCCGGACGTGCGGGAACCGTCGCCGGGGAAACGCCTTCTTGAACGCCGCCATCGCCACGTCGAGGCCCTTGCGGTACTCGTGGCCGGAGGCGAGGAACGTGAACGGGCCGGCCTGCGGGCGGGGCGTCCACTTCCAGGCGTCGCCGTCGACGCCGAGCGGGACGCGCACGACGTTCGGATGCCACTCGGCGAACGCCACCCGGTTCTCCTCGCACGGGACGAACACGGTGTCGAAGTCGGCGAGGTTGCGGAACTCGACCGGGCAGCGCGTCGTCTCGTACATCGTGAGGATGTGGAGCCGCTGGCCGGTGAGCCACCGCTTGCACAGGGGCGGGATGGTGGCGAACAGGACGTCCTGGGCCGGCTCGTCGTCGGGCCCGGACACCTCGTAGCCGAGCCCCTCGATGGCGTGCCACAGCTGGGCGGCCATCCGGCCGTAGCCGATGTGCTCGGCCTTCGTGAAGGCCCGGACGGTGAGCATCACGCCTCGACTTCGACGCGGGTGTTCGCCCGTGCCTCACGTTCGGCGGCGCCGTCAATGCCTTTCGGCTGGACGCCGTCGCGCACGAGCCGGCGGTAGGCGTCCATGTCCTTGTGCCACCGCTTCTCGGTGTCGTTCACCCACCGGGAGTGGGCGGCGCCGGGCCGGCGGGAAGGCGTGGCGGAGGCGGCGAACGCCGTGCTCGCCACCTTGCAACCGAAGCAACCCTCGACGTCGAGGTGAGGGTGAACCTCCTGGTGCTTCATCGCTGCCTCCCGGTCAGGTGATGTACGAACCGTACCCGGCGGCGGTGAGGGCAGCGGCCTCTGCGTCGTCGATCTCGTAGACGTGGGCGCCGTAGTAGGTGATCGCCACCTCGACGCCGATGTCCGGCTGGCGTTCCGTGTACTGCCCGGTCGCCAACTTCCAGACGTTCGTGCCGGTCGGATTCGAGCGGTAGTGCCGCATCAGCCGGTCGCCCGGGTGGGCGCCGAAGGTGTGGCGGGGCTCGCCGTCCTTGAGGGGTGGGATGAACGTCGGCATGAGGTTGAGTCTCGTGGCGGGCGGGGGGAGAGGAGCCCGGGGGTCCGGGTTGAGCCCCGCCCGCCACGAGGGCTGGGGGTTAGCCGAGCGAGGCGGCCGACTCGATCCGGCGCAGCGACGCCTCACGGAACCGGCTGTAGCCGACGAGGTGCGTCCAGCCGACCGGACGGAACCGCATCAACTTGTCGGTCACCGGGCCGTGGACGATCTTCGGGTCGGCGCCGTAGCCCTCGCCCGTCGCGTGGGCCTTGGCGACGCCCTGGAACCCGACGACCACCGTGCAGTACACGTTGTTGCCCGAGGAGCCGGAGCCGGTGTGGACCTTCGCCCGCGGGGTCTCGATGAACCGGACGCCCTCGAAGGCGCCGATCTCGCCGCGGTAGATGCCGCCGGTGTCGACGTAGACGTGCGGGTCACGCCACGAGGCGGCGCCCGTCTCGGAGCGCAGGTCGAGCGACACGTTCGGGTGGATGTACCCGACGTACAGCCCGGCGTCCCGGGTGGGGACGGCAGCGGCCCGCATCTGGGCGGTCACCTTGCGGACGTCGAACGCCGCGATGGTGTCGGTCGTCTCGACGGTGCCACGGCTGGTCGGGTCGGTGGAGCCGCCCGTGCCGTAGACCACGTTGGAGCCGGCCGAGAACACGTCCCGGGCGACGGTGTCGATGCTGTCGCCAGCGTTGTAGCCGACGATGTTGGCCGCATCGGCGTCCACGTCGAGGAACGAGGTCCGCCGCAGCTTGGCGGTGGTCAGCACGGCGTTGCCGTACTCGACCAGCGTCACCGTCACGGTGGAGTCGCTCAGGGCGACGGCATCCACGTCGGCGTCCTCGGTGAGCGCCGTGGTGGCGACGGAGAGGTCGGCGTAGATGTTGAACTGGACCGCGGCGCCAGGGTGGGACTGCGCGGTGGGCCGCACCTCGCACGCCTGGTCGAAGTAGGTCTCGTTCCGCAGGGCGAAGTACGCCATGCGGTTGAACGCGGTGGTGTCGGAAGCGACACTCGACTGCTGGGTGTAGACGTCGGGCATTGGGTGTCCTTGGGGTTAGCCGCGGTTGGCGGCGTCCATCTCGGCCATGACCGCGTCGAGTTCCCGCTTGTTCTGCGTGGCGTTGATGCGGGCGTCCCAGTCGATCGGTCCGCTGTTGGCGCTCGATGCGCCTGTGGCGGCTTGACCGACACGCTTCCAGGCGTCCTGCTCGCCGGGCGGCGGGGTGGCGTCCGACTCGATGAAGCCGGATTCCGTGGCCGCCGTGCGGATCGCCTCGGGGGTGAGCTCGCCCTCGTAGCCCTTGAGGAAGTACGAGGTGCGGGGGTCCTTGAGGTCGATCCCGGCTTCGATGAACGCCAGCCTGCGCTGGGTCGCCTGCCCTTCCGCCACCTGAGCCTTCAACGCCTTGTTCTCGTCCTCCAGGGACTTCATCCGCTGGCGGACTCCCGGCGTGCGGGGCTCGTCGTCGTCGAGCAGGTCGTCGTCGTGGTCGGGCATGGTCGCTCCTTGCTGCCGCACGACCGCCGGAGGCGCGATCGCGGATGGGTCCAACGCCCCTTCGTACTCAGCGCCAGCCGGGGGGCTCTGGCGCCGGTTCTGCCGTCGCCGGCATCGCCACGGAGAGTAGCAGAACTACTGCTCCAGAGTGACGTACGCCCCGTAGCCGGCGGCGATGAGGTTGCCGGCCTCGGTGTCGCTGATCTCGTGGATGTGGCCGCCGTGGTAGGTGTGGACGATGTCGAGGCGCTCCGACCACTTCATCGTGTACGAGCCGTCCGCCAGTTTGTAGACGGTGCGCCCGACCCGCACGCCGATCGACAGGTCCCGGGCCATGCGGTTCCCCGGGTCGTGCGGCATCCGCTCCAGAATGCGCTCCTCGGTGGGCGGGCGGAACACCCACGCCGCGCCGAAGTTGGACGCCTGGCCGTGCAGCCCGGGCTCGATGTGGCTGATGATGCTGCGCTCGGCCCGGGCGTCGATGGTGGCGATGAGCCCGGCGGACACGGGGGCGGAGCCCACCTCCACCTCGTAGATGAGCACCTCGGCGACGATGGTCGAGTCGATGCCGGCCATGCCGAGCACGGCGGAGACGTAGACGTCGGTGAACGACACGGTCGCTTCGACGTCGCTGGCGCCGCCTGTGGCCGAGACGGGGACGACGGCCGCCCGCGCGCCAGACGCCGACGTGGTGGCGCTGCCGCCCACAGTGGCGACGACGACGACGCTCACCTCGTAGACGGGCGCAGGGAAGATGAGCGAGACCTGGACGGGGACCGTGATCTCGCGGGGGACCGGGCCGCGCCGGATGACCTTGACCGGGAGGCGGAACACCTCGGCCTGGTCGCCGGAGTCGGAGATCGACTGGAACCAGCCGGCCTGGACGTGGGCCCCGACGTCGACCTTGACGGCGCCTGTGCGGGTGACGGTGGCGACGACGGTGGTGGTGGCACCGACCGAGCCGAGGACGTGGACGACGTCGACGTCGGTGCTCGTGCTGGCGGTCGCCTGGGCGGCAGCGCCGACAGCGGCCTGGATGATCGCCTGGAGCGTGGGGGTCGCCTGGGCGGTGGCTCCGGCTGCGGCGAGGGCCTGCACCACTCCCGACCGATCACCACTCCCCGCGCCCGAACCGCCGCCGCCAGTGGTGGCCGGGACAACAGGGGTCCGGTCCACCGACGAGCTCGTGATGGCGTTCCCCCCGCCAGCAGCCGGGACGGTCACGTTCGGCGACGGGGCGGCCGAGCTCGACGTGTGGGCGCCTGTGTCAGCTCGCACGGCGGCGGCCGGCGCCGGGCCGGCAGCGATCGTGGTGGTGGCGCCCACAGGCCCGAGGACGTGCTCGACGGCGACATCCACTTCGCTCTGCATCGTCGCGTCAGCATCGGCTCCGGCGGGGGCGTGGGCGACGACGGCGCGGGAGGCGGCGGCGGCGGCCGAGGCGGTGCCGCCTGTGGGCGCCTGGGCGGCGACGCCGCGGGTGCCTGTGGCGGCAACGGTGGTGGTGGTGGCGGCGGCTCCGAGCACGGCCGCGGCCCGAGAGCCGGCCGCGATCGCGGAGGGAGCCGCCGCCGTCCACCCGCCGACCACCGTCGAGGCGTTCCGGCTGCCCGTGGCAACAGCGGGTCCGCCGACATGGGCCTGCACGACGACCGCGATGTCGTTCGACGGTTCGGCGAAGATGAGCGCCACGGGGAGCAGCACCCGGAGGAAGGGTCGCACCGGGCCGGCGGCCTTGACCGGCTGGGGGAGCGAGACGATGGCGTCGGCGGCTCCGGTGTCGGTGATCCTCGGGCCCGGCTTGAGGGCGACGGTGACGTACGCCCAGGCGTCGTTCCCGTTGACCGACTCGTTCCAGGTGGGGAGCGACTGGGAGCCGGTGCCGCTGATCTGCTTCGACGCCGAGCCGTGAGCGACGTTCGTGTTGTCGTAGTCGGCGCCGGAGGCCCGCTCGGTGTACCCGTTGGCGGCCGACAGGTTGAGGGCGTTGTCGTCGGCGGTGGAGACGTTGCTGACGACCCAGGCGCCATCGGTGCCGGTGGTGATGTTCGGCGGCGTGTAGGTGGCGGCGGCGGCGTTCGTGCCTTGCGCGGTGGTGCCGTCGAACGGGGAGGCCAGGTCGACGCCGCGGAAGGCGAGGGTGTGGCACGACAGCCGCGACGGGGTGGTGCAGGTGACGGACGGCCCTGACTCAGCGGGGCCGGCGACCTTGTACCAGCACGACAGCGAGATGCCGGTGGTGCCGAGGTCGAGGAAGGCCGTCGAGCCGGTCTGCGTGTAGCCGGAGACCCCGTGAACCGGGGTGGGGCTGTCCTCGCGGGACGAGACGAGGCAGAGGAGGAAGTCGCCCGCCGCGACCCCCGAAGGCAGCGTCGCCGTCTGTGGCGAGGTGGTGCCGGAGACGAAGGTGGAGGCGCCGACGAACGAGATCGCCATAGCCGGCGGCGGCTAGCCGGGCTAGCCGATCTCCTCGAACACGAACCCGGCGGTGACCGACTGCGCCGCACCGGGGGCGGCGGGGAACTTGAGGGCGATGATGCCCGAGGGCGGCACGATCAGCCCTTCCTTGTCGGAGGCCGCGGTCCAACGCCAGCCGGCCAGCCAGTTGAACGCCTCGGCGACCAGGACGACACCATCGGTGCCTTCGCCCGTCGCGGCCGAACCGGCGCTGCCGCCGAAGGCCACCTCGCCGATGCCGACCGGGCGGGCCGTGACCGTGGTGAGCCCGGTGGCGGTGCCGGTCTTGCGGAGCACCTGGATGCGCTGCGTGGCGGAGGTGGTGGAGCCCGACTGCGTGCACCACGCGCCGGTCACCTTCACAACCGCGTCGGAGGCCGCTGTGACCTGGAGGATGGTGATGGCCCCCGAGATCGAGGTGGCCTCGAAGGTCGCCGTGTAGACGCTCATATGGTGCTCCTCAGCGCGTAGTGGTCACATTCTGCCCGATGAACAGCGGCGGCGCTGTGAGGGGCCCCGCCTCCCAGTTGTCCATCGTCACCGAGTCGGTCGCGAACAGGTCCATGCTGAACCCGGCTTGCGTGTAGGTGGCCCCGAGCGTGGTGTTCGTCTGCTGCACCTTCTGGTTGCCGTCGACGTACACGGTGATCGTCGAGCCCGAGGCGGTGATCTTCGTCGTGTAGTTCGTCGAGGTGTTCCACGTCTGCGCCGCCTGGGCGAGTTGGGTGGGGGTCGACAGGCTGCCGTTGACGAGGCGCAGCTCGGCGTAGGACTCGTTCCACTTCCGCCCACCCTGGTAGCAGTAGGCGTTGAACGAGTCCCAGTCGCCGCGCACGACGGCGTAGCACTCGGACTGCGCCCCCGTGAACGAGTGGACGTGCTGGCTGTAGATGTCGGCGCCGACCGCTGCCGTCCACAGCGCCATCTCGTTCGCCGTCGAGGTGGGCTGCGTGACGGCGTTCGATGCGATCTGTGTGGCGGTGCCGCCAGCGAGGTCCCAGTTGGCGCCGAGCCCGCCGTTGGCCCGGTTGAAGTCGTCGGTGGCGCCGCCGGACACGACGGGCCGGTCGAACAGGGCGTGGCCGGCGCAGATGATCTTCCAGCGGCCACGGTCCGGGCGGAGCGCGGTGAGGACGACGGCGAGCACATCGCCGATCGTGTCGTCGGCGTCGATGGTGACGCCGAGCCGGTTGCCGAGTGCGTTGCGGACGGCGGGGGTGAACGTGGCGAGGGCGTTGTCGCCGAGGTCGAAGTCGAGGCCGGGCAGGCTGGTGACGTTGGGGGCGACAACGAGGCAGCGGTCTTTGCCGTAGTCGCGCAGGTCGATGCAGCCCCACTCGTCGAGGCTGTCGGCGACCGCCGGGCGCCACGGGTCGCGGGGGCCGGAGCCACCGACCCAGGTGGACAGGCCGATCCTCACCGCCGGATCACCCGCATCGACGGGACAGCGAACAGCGGCGCCGCCGCGGGGCCGGAGTCGAGGGTGAGTTCCATCACGATCCCGCCTGCGGTGCCGTCCCCGGCGAGCGACGACCACTGTGGACCCTGGACGCTCGACCCGTTCAGGTAGGCGGCCTCGATGTGGACGTAGAACTCGTTGCCGCCGCCGGCCGCTGTCTCGCCCATCTCGGTCCAGCCGGACGGCTGCGTGATCGTCCCGTCGAGGCCGGTGTCGATCATCGCCCCCATCACCAGCGACGAGGCGGCAGGGGACGAGCCGAGGGTGAGCGTGAGCGTCGTCCCGGTGACGTTGCCGTTCGACCCGTAGTTCGTGATGTTCGTGGAGGCGATCCCGGCCACCTCGGCCACCCACAGGTACATCGAGTTCGCCCACGATGTCGTCGGCGACCGGGTGATCCTCACCACCCCCGACGCGGAGGCGCCGACCTTGCCGACCCACGCCCGGCAGCGGGCCGTCCAGGTCATCTCAGCCCAGTTCGTCTGCGTCACCGCCTGCCAGGAGCCGGTGCCGTCCGGGCCGGTGATCGACCATGACGAGTCCCGGTCGGTGACCGCGAGATCGGACGGGTAGTTGCTGTCGTTGATCTCGGCCATGCCGAACACGACGAGGAACGAGCCCGACGCCGGGGTGAACGACGCGGAGTCGAGGGTGGTGACAGCGTTGCCGTCCGCCTCCGTCTTGACGGTTCCCCCGCGGGACGTGACCGTGATCGCCACGAAGGGCCCTGACTACACGAAGTTCAGGTCGAGGTCGAGCGCACCCGAGGCGATGACGAGGTTGCCGGACGAGGCGAACGTGTTGGGCACCGTCTTGAAGAACGCCACCTCCCCGTCCGTCGTGATGCTCACCGCGCCGCCGCCCTGCGTGGTGGAGAACGTGAAGGCGTCGGTGGTGAGCCCGGTCGAGCGCACCCAGTACAGCGTCGTGGCGGAGATGCCGGTCGGCAGCGCCTCGCCCGACACCGCAGCGAAGAAGATGCGGTCATCGGTGGTCAGCCCGTGAGCGAACGAGGCGACCGTGTCCGTCGACGCGGTGACCGTCCCGACGCCCTTCACGACCTGGCCGGCGGAGCCGTAGGGGAAGAACCCGTACAGCGTGCCGGCCGACACCGCGGAGTGCAGCGACACGGCGACGATCGTCTGGCCGGCGTTGATCGGAATGCTGATCTGCGCGTTGTTGTCGGTGATGCCCGACGACGCGGCGGTCCAGGTGATCGCCTGGCGGGCGTACGAGCCTCCCGAGGATTCGGTGGTGCCGAGGTCGGTGTAGGCGCCGACGTGGGTGTAGGCGGCCTTGCCGGAGTCGAGAAGGGCGTTGCGCCCAGCAGCGTTCAGAGGCATGTCGCCCTCCTGTGTGTCGTGGTGATCCTACGTCTTACGCATTCCTCAAGCCGACGATCTCGCCGCCGGCCGTCGCGTACCGGCCGCCGCCCGAGAACTCAGCGAGGCGATTCGCACGGCGCTGGCGGATGCGTCGGGCCGCAGCAGCGTCACCGAGGAACGCCCCGGCCGCCGCCTCGTCGGTGCTGATCTCCTCCTCGGTCGAGTCGAGCGGGCGGTACAGCTCGCCCGACTCGTCGGAAATCTGACCGAAGCCGGCCTGCGCCGCCGACTCGGACACGCCGAGGGCAGCCATGCGCTCCAAGGTGGACAGGGCGACGCCGACGCCGGCCCGGGTAGCGGCACCGCCCATGCGGGCCGTCGCCACCTGGGATTCGATGAGCGGGAGCGCCACGTCCGGGTCGAGCATGTAGGCGACCATCTCGCCTTCGGTGATCCCGTAGAGCGAGGCGAGGGCGTCGCGCACCGTGGGGTCGGCCTGCTGCATGGCGATGTAGCCGTTCTGGATGCGGGCCGACAGCTCGGCGGTCGACACGTCGTTGGCGATGAACTGGTCGAAGTCGTCGGGGCTGTCGTAGAAGCCACTGGGCAGCGCGGCGTAGTGGAGGATGCCGGCGTACATCATCTCCATGCGGATGTACTCCGACTCGGAGAGCACCGGCTTGCCTTCGGCGAGGCGCTGCATGTTCCCGGCGAAGCGGGCCTGGTACTCGCCGGTCGCCCTGATCTTCGCCATGATCCGGGCCTCGGACACCACCTCTCCGGCGACGAGCTCCTCGAAGGCGAGGTCGGTGAGCCCGGCGAGGCCGTACGGCTCCAAGATGGCGCGGATGATGTCGCGGGCCGACTCGTCTTTGAGGACGGTGACGTCGACGCCGACGCCCGTCGCCGCCCCTCCGGTGATGCCGGTCGTGTTGCCGATGTTCTGGGGGACGTTCGTCGCCGGGGTCGAGGCGGGGGTGATGGCCGGCACCGGGTTGGGGCCGACGACGTTGCCGGACGGGCGCACAGGCGGAGAGGTCGGGGTCCACGTCGGCTGGCCGAAGAAGTTGTCGAGGTTGCCGAGCGCGACGGAGGCGAGCGTGACGGTCGGGTTGGCGTCGAGGTACTGCACGAGCAGCGAGACTTGGTTGGCGTCGAGGTTCCGCCAGGAGCCGTCCGGGTAGGCGACGTAGCCGGTGCCGTCGAGGTTGACGACCATGTCGCCGCGAGGAGTGGGGGTGGTCGCCATGCTCAAATCTTCCCGAAGGTCCGGCTGATGATGTCGGCGATGCTGTACGCCTTCTCCAGCGCGTCCGGCGTGTACTCGTAGCCGTACGTCGGATCACGGCGAAGCAGGTCCGCCCACTCAAACAGGTTCATGGTGCGGCGCACGCCGTCGTCGGGCGTGTAGTTGAGGGCGATGTTCCACTTGGGGTCGGTGAAGTCGATCTGCTCGGCGGTGAGACCGAGGGTGCGAGCGGCCACCTGGGCGTACGGCTCGGTGAGGTCTTTGACGGTGAGCCCACGCTGGATGTCGTCGGCGAGCGACGGGTAGAGGCCCGACGCCTGCTGGCGCACCCAGTTCTCGAAGTCGTAGATGGTGATGGTGCCCGTGGCGATCTTCGCTGCCCACGAGTCGAGGGTGGCCTGCGAGATCGGCACGCCCATCTTGTAGGCCATGTCGGACAGGGTCCGGCCGGTGACGCCGGCCCTGATCTGCGCCGTGCCTTCCGGGGTGCGGAGCAGCTCCGAGGCGATCGCCACCGAGAGCTGCTGGTCGTCCCACCCGTCGCGCAGGCTGCGGGTGACGATGGTGCGGAGCACGTCGTCGGACAGGATGCCGCCGTGGAGGGAGGCGACAGCCCGGGCGTCGTCCATCGCCTGCTCGACGGCGGCGGCGTTCGATGCTGGATCGGCTGCCGCCGCCTGATCCCATGCCCGCTGCGACGCTGTGGTGGTCTGCCACCACGACGTCTTGCGAATCTCGTTCTCCAGGTACTGCTGGGACCAGTTCTCCTCGGCGGCGCGGATGAGCAGCGGGCCGATCTCCGGGTGGTTGATGAAGATGGACGCCCACCCGTAGGCGGTGGCCGCCTGGCGCTGAATCCACTCCGCCCAGATCGCCTTCCACTCAGGCGAGTTGACGTCGATGTCGGGGTAGGTGACGACGTCGGTCATCTCATCCGCCGATCATCTCTAGGAACATATCGAGGGCCGAACCGACCTTGTAGACGTCGGCGTCCTCGGTGCGGGTCTGGTCGATGAACGTGCTGGCCGCCGTCTCGGCGGAGGGCGGCTCGACGACGGTGGCGGCGTTGGCGTAGTACGCCTGCTGGTAGGCGGTCTCCTGCGCCTGGAACGCCATCACGAACTTGTCGAGCTCGTCGTTGGACAGCCAGCGACCGATGCGCTGCACGGCGACTTGGTTGGCGATCGCCCGCAGGTCGTCGGGGTTGGTGAGGCGGACCGTGTCGACGCTGCCGCTGCCCGAGCCGGGGCCGCCGCCGCTGTCGTAGAGGGCGTTGACGTTCGCCCCGGCGGCGATCTGCTGGTTCGCGTACGCCTGCCAGTGCTGGTCGTTGCGCTGGGCGTAGCCGACCATCTCCAGGTACGCCTCGATGGTGTAGTCGTTGATGTTGCGGGTGGTGAGCGGGCCGGCCGCCTCGGCGTCGTAGCCGAGGACGAGCTGCTGCATCTGCAACTTGGTCGCCGCCAGCTCCTCGTCGGACATGGCGTACAGCTCGGCGAGCGCCTGGCCTTCGGTGAGGTACTGGTCGCGCCCGGTGAAGTAGCCGCCCGCCTCCTGGGCGCTGGTCTGAGCGCCGTACATGCGAGGGTCGACGGTCTTGGGGTCGAGCCCCTTCGCGTATCTGTCGAACGCCGCGTCCTCGATCGGGTCCATCGGCTTGCCGTAGGCCCACTGGAGGTAGGGCGCCTTCTTGCCCTCGGGCCCATATTCAGGCTGCCCGTACTCGTTGTAGCCGAGGATGGGGACCGTGTACTGCTCCTCGACGGTGGTCGGCATCCCGTTCTCGTCGACCGCGGCCTTCAGCCGCGTGAGGGTGGCATACGCCGGGAAGAACTCGTCCTCGGAGAAGCCGAGCGGGACGCTGGAGTAGAGCTGATACATGAGGCTGCCGACCGCCTGCTCCTCAGCGCGGGCGGCGTAGTAGCGGGTGAGGGCGTCGTGGTATTCCTTGTCGCTCTCTTTGGCGAGGACGTTGCGGAAGGCGTCGGGGCTGTACTCGGAGAAGGCGCTCTCGCCTTTGTAGGTGTTCCAGAACCGATCATCCAGTCCTTGCGGCACCGGCACGGGCTCGCCGGGGGCAAGGGTGCCGAACCGCGTCGAGCCGGGCTCCTCCCACGGCTGCGCGTCGCGCTCGTGCTGGCGACGCACATCCTCCAGCTCGACGTTCGGGATCGTGCGGTCCCGGGTCCTCGGGGTGACGCCCATGACCGTGCGGATGCCGCGGGTGTCGCCGTCCTCTCCCCGGTCATAGGCGGACTGCGGGCGGGGGCGGTCGTCGGCGTTCTGCTCCGCTTCGGCCCGACGCTCGCGCTCCAGCTCGCGCTCGCGCTTGCGCTGCTGCTCGGCGGCGTCGCGAGACCGGCGCTCGGCGTCCTGCTTCTTGCGGCGGCGCTCCTCCAGGGCGCTGCGCTCTTTGGCGGCGGCCTTCGCCTCGGCCTGTCGACGACGGCGCTCGGCTTCGATCTTCGCCTGTCGCTCGGCTTCGAGCTTCGCGGTCCGGGCGGCCATGCGCTCCTGGCGGGCGGTCCCTTGACGCCGAAGCTCAGCCTGGGTGAGAACGGGCGGGCGGGGTGCCATCAGACTCCCCCTTCCACCATCGCGTCATCGACCATCTCGCCCTCCAGCACGAACTTGTAGAGCCGTTCAAACTCCGGGCTGGTCGCAGAGAGGTCACGAGCCAGTGCCCTCATTGTGCCACGCAGCGGAGCCCCGGACTTGGCCTTCGCCCAGGAGGTGCGCGACGTGAGCCCCATGCTGACGCCCATCCCGCCGACCCGCTCGCGCATCTCCATGTAGGTCACGAGCGCCGTGCCGCCAGAGGAGGCGATCATCTGGCGGGCGACGGGGTCGCCAGCGATGGCGTCCTTGACGACCTGGGTGAGCTCGTTGATCTGCGTCGCCCGGAGGTTCTTCTGCTCGGCGCCGTTCAGCTGAACGCCGAAGTGGGTCTCCAGCGCAGCCTTGTACCCGCCGAGCGCAGCCGAGTCGGCGAGGGACCGCTGATCCTCGGGCGGCATGGCGTCACGCACGCGGCTGTAGGCGGTCCAGGCGAGAGTGCGAGCGGCGTCGTCGTAGATGCCTTCGGGGTCCTGCGTGTGGCGCAGACCCATGTCCATCTGGCTGCTGTACGCCTTGAGGCTGAACGAGTTGGCGGGGGAGACGGGCCCGAAGTAGGCGCCGACGTTCGGGTACTGCTCGACCGCCTCGGTGTTCGTCCTGTACCAGTCCCACCACTCGTCGCTGGCCTCCATGCCGGGAACGAGGCTCTCCGAGTTGGGGGCGACGTAGCCCCACACCTGCGGACCGAACATCTCCAGCAGGTCGACGACGGCCTGGTCCCGGCTCTCACCGTTCTCGATGGCTTCCTTCTCGGCGCGGTTCAGCTCCTCGGCGAGAATCGTGGCGATCACGTTCCCTTCGGAGGCTTCGACCATGAACTGCGGCTGCGGGGACGCCGGGCCGATGAGCTGGCCGAGGCCGCGCATGGCGTGGATGCGAAGGGCGATCTTGCGGGATTCGGCGTCGAGCTCGGCGAGCTCGCTGCGTCCCGGCATCCGCCCGCCGAGCATCGAGATGTACTGCTTGAACACATGGGCCCGGGTGGACTGGAACGACGGGTCGCCGTCGACGTTGTTCAAGAAGTTGTAGAGGATGCCGCCGAGCTCGCTGTCGGCCATGACCGCGGTCGACCGCTTGATCCAGCCGGGGATGAGCGAGCGGGCGTCGAGGGCGCGGCCGGCGGGAGTGTCCGGCTCGGACGGCTCGCCGAACGGGAATATCCACTCGCGGATGCCGTCGATGCGCGGGTCGTCGGGGAGGCTGGCAGCGACGAACTGGTCGACGACAGGGCCGAGGCCGGGGAACAGCGAGCCGGCGATGTTGAGGCTGGAGGCCGGCGCCACCATATTCGCCCCCGGGTAGTCGCCGCCGCCGAACAGGCCGAGCTTCGACATCGCCCCGGACATCGGGTACGAGAACATCCACTGGCCGCCCTTGCGGGGGTCCCGCCACAGCAGGCCCTCCGGCTTGCCGTCCGGGTAGGCGCTGTACTCGCCGGTCTCCGGGTCGTAGCCGTAGATGTCGCCAGGCCCGAGCCCTTCGGCGGTCATCGCCCCGCGGACGCCCTTGAGCAGAGACTTGGCCGGGCGGCCACGCCGCAGGATCATCAGCCGAATCCAGGTCTCGTACACCTCTTTGAAGGCGTCGCCGAACGGCATGATGAGCCGCATCTGGTCGAAGAAGGCGCCCCGCTTCGTGGCGTCGAACAGGAGGTCCCGCACGTCGCTGAGGGCGGCGGAGCGGGCGATGCCGTCGATGTCGTCGATGGTGGAGGGGGTGCCCCCGCCGGCCATCGCAAGGCGGCCACGCTCTCGAAGCTGGCGGACCATGCTGTCGGGGAGCCCGGCCTTCTGCGCTCGGGCGACGACCGTCTCGACGTCGATCGGGTCGATGGCGGAGATGAGGTGGGTCATCTTCCGCCAGTAGGCGTACCGGAACGTTGGGCTGCGGGCGAGGTAGTCGGAACCCCGGCCGTAGATGGCGCCGAAGAAGGCGTTGGCGACCTGGCGGAGCAGCGGCTCGTCGGAGTCGGTCAGCTTGAAGCCCTGGAAGTGGCCGGTGTTGTACCGCACCGCGCTCGGCGCCCTCGACCACTCATCGGCCGCCCACGTCCGCAGGTGGTCGTCGAACTCCTCGTTGTGGACCCACCCGTGACGGCGGGAGTACTGCCGCACCTCGTTGCCCCGGAACTTGCCGAAGGCGAGCACGCCGAGCAGGTCGTCGTCGGCGCCGTCGAGGAACTCGTCCCACTGGTCGCGCATGTAGGTGAACGAGTGGGGGTCTCGGACGCCTTTCGCTCCGGTGAGGTAGGCCACCTCGTCGGTGATCTCCTGCACCCACGCCTTGACGTTGTCGTAGTCGGTGGCGTCCCACACGAGGCCCTTGGCGGCGTAGGCGTGCTGGCGCATCTCGGCCAGGTTGTGCCCCTGGCCGGTGAGCAGCCAGTGGGTGATCTTCTCCTCCAGGTCGTCGGTCAGGCGGCCGGCGGCGACGTGGGCGGCCAGCGTGTCGTTGACGCCGTCGATCGTCACCTTGGCCTGGTTGCCGATGTTGCGCCGGGCGATCACCTGGACGAGCGGGTCGCCGGAGTAGAACGAGAAGCGGTCGTGGAGGCCGTCGAGGTACTTGTCGCGCATCTCCGTGTTCGCCCGGGTCGCCATGTCGTACTGCCCGCTGCGGAACCCCTGCCCCGGGTCCTTGGTGAAGGTGGCGGTGGCGTCACGCCCGACGAGGGCCTTGTTGTAGCCCACCTCCATGCGGGCGGCTTCCATGTGCAAGGCGTCGAGCTCGTTCTCGATCATGTCGCGGGTCTGGTTCAGATCGTGGAGGCGCTGCGGGTGGGCCCCGGCGATCGACTCCTGGGCGATCTCGTCGAGGACGTTGGTGAGCCGGGCCTCGGCGTTGCTGATGTCGTCGAGCTTGACGGAGAAGCGGCGGCCGGCGGCGTCGAGGTTCGCCCGGCCGCCCTTGTGGGCGAGAGCGCCGAACAGGCTGAGAAGCCCGAAGTTCCCGCCCATCACCCCGGACGTGGAGACACGGGCGATCTCGTCGGGGATCACCCGGGTCAGGTAGGCGATGCGCATGATCGCGACGGGGCGCCACCTGGCAAGCACCCACTCGGCGGCGGCCTGGACGCCGTCGACGGTCGTGAGCATCCCCTTGGCGGCGATGCGCACGTCGAGCCCGGCCTCCTCGACCGCGGCTCGGCGCAGCGTGTTCCGCACCCGCCCGGAGTGGTGGAGGATGTCCATGTAGGACTTCGGATCAATGACGGTCGCCCCGTGGTTGAGCATCTGGACGACGAGGGCGGGGACGCTGCCCGGCGTGCCGTCGATGATCGGGACGCCGGCCTGGAGGTCTTTCATCAGGAAGTTGCCCATGTCCGTCGACCACTTCTGGAAGTGCGTCGCCTCGCGGGCCTGCTTGCGGCTGAACCCCATCTCGACGAAGCGGTCGGCGAACGTCGACGCCAGCTCGTTGTAGAAGTTGTACAGGTCGGTCGGGTCCGACGAAGCGAGGGCTTCGGCGGCCTTGTTGAGCATGTCGTCCTTGAGCCCCTGGTCGTACCGGCCGTGCGTGAACGAGTCCGACATCGGCATGTTGTCGAACATCCGCTCCAGGTTGTTCCAGAAGCGGTACGGGTCGGTGCTCGGCAGGTCGGTGCCTTCGGGCAGCAGGTGGCCCCAGCGGGTGTGGGAGCTGATGTTGCGGACCGTCCACAGCTTCGCGTCCTCCACGAAGAACGCCGGCATGTGCGGCATCCGCTTGAGCGCCCGAGCCATCTCCTCGGTCGGGTGCGCCATCGCCCGGGCGTAGGCGTCGAGCACCTCCTCCGGGCTGGTGGCTTGGGCGAGCTCGCGGGCGAGGATCGGCCCGATGTTGCGAGTGCCGCCGTGGACCCGGGCGACGTCGGCGGTGGTTGTCGTCTTGGTGGCGAGGTAGTCGACGAGGCGCCGGCCCTGCTTGCGCGACATGAACCTGACGAACTCGGGGGCCAGCACGATCCGGCGGCCGTTCTCGGTGATGACGCCCGCGTTCGTGTTGAGCCAGTCCCTAACGACAGCGTCCTCGTCGGCGACGCCGCGCAGCTCGGCGTCGACGCCGATGGCACGCAGGGCGCGCTCGCGGTGGAGCGTGGCCCGGGCGATGTCGCCGGCCTCGTCGAAGCGGTTGGCGAGCTCGGTCGCCTCGGCGAACTCCCGCAGCCCCCTCGACCCCTCGCCGTGGAGGGCGTCGACGAGACGGGTGACGGTGCCGCCGCGGAGGCCCTTGACGAGCTCGTCGCTCCAGCCGACACCGGGCAGGTAGTTCGACGGGTCGGAGGCGATGGCGATGGTGCCGTCGATCGCGCCGGAGACGACGGAGTACCAGCGGGATTCGTTGTCGTAGATGTTGGCGTCGACGCCGAGCTGCGCGGCCGCACGGCCGAACGTCCAGGCGTGGCCGTTGACCGTGCCTCGGCGCTGGGCGGCTGCGGCGGCCTGCTCGGTGAACACCGTGCCACCGGGGAACCAGCCGGAGCCCATGTCGATGCGGCCGTCCTCGGCGACCTGCTGGTAGATGGTCGAGGCGGTGGTGCCGTCCATGAGGTCGTTGTCCTCGAACGTCTTGAACAGCGCGTAGGGGGTGAAGGCGCGAGCGGCGAGCTCGCCCGGGCCCCCACGCCAGATGTCGGAGCCGTTGTTCTGCGCCATCTGCGTGTAGGTGTCGAGGGCGGCGAAGGTGTAGCGCGACGCCCCCCTGACGGCCGGCAGGACGCCGACGTTGTTGAGGAGGTCGCCGAGGCGTTCGCCGCCGTGGCTCTCGATGACCCGGGCGACCGGGGCGAGGGCGTCGCCGATCGGGCCTTCACGGATGGCGCCCATGACGTCGGCCATCCAGCCGCCGTCGCTCTGCTCCAGCTCCGCGGGCTCGGGGGAGGTGGGGATGTTCGACGTCACCATGTCGTTCGTGACGACGCCGCCGAGGCGCTGGAGCAAGTCCTCGGTGCCGCCTGCGAGGGCGATGGCGGCGATCGCCTCCGGGTTGAAGTTCGGGTTGGCGGCGTAGGCCCGGCCCATCGTCGTCGCCACCTGCTCCGCGTCGACGCGCTCGGAGAGGCGGGTGATGTGCGTCGCGATGCCGCGCGCCTCGCGCCAGGCGCGCAGGTCGTCGCCGGTACTCACCGGGCCTTCTTCTTCGCCTTCATCGCTGGCGGCCCGACCGGGCGGGGCGTGGTGCCACGCGGCTGCCCGACGATCATCCGACGCTCCAAGGTCTGCAACAGGTCGAGGACGTGTACCTCCAGGTG